AGGATGCAAGTGGCCAGCCTATTACCAATTTAGATTTCCTGATCACAATGATCCACGAGAACATCGGTCATGCACTCGAAAGCAGGTCCACTTATAACTCTGGCCGTCCAGGTAAGAACAGGATGAGTAACCTTCATCCAGAAAGCTCCGGCAGCACAATGACTAACACGAATAGTCTACGAGCAGAAATCGCTCAACAGTTAGCAAACTCTCTAGCAGCTCCCAATGTCTCCAACAATAAGACTTTGGAAAAAGCCAAGAGGATTCGTGCTGAAATAGAAACTATTCAGGATCAAACTGAGGTCTTCTTTGAGAACGCCCCTGAGTTAGGCACTTCGTTTCTAAGGGACTCCCCCGTTAAGTGGGAGAAGCAGTTTATTGATGAGATGAAAGCTAAAGGCGATTCCAGTGTAAGTACGGCAGAGCAACTAGCGATTAATCGTAAGATTTATCAGATTCACTACAAGGGTAGCCCAGGTTACATTAAGTACAAGCGTAACAACGCTGAGTTCTCAGTAGACCCGATCATTCTCTATGTGATGAATCCGACACTAATGAAAAAGGTAGCCCCAGAGACTGCCAAGTTTATCCGGGATCACTTTAACTCAAGCAAAATCCCTGTGTCATTCCATGCTAATCCTATTGTGACTGTCTTGGCCATTATTATGGCTGGTGTTGCACAGATGGAAGATGACGAAGAAGAAAAGAAAAACCCTGGTGCGTTAACACCTGAACCAGGAGCACTCACTGCCTAAAAGCATAAGGAGAGTTATGCAATGAAAGCTACAGTAATAGAAATCCTAGATGTCCTCGATGCAATCCAGTGTATAAAAAACAGTCAGCTTCTCAGCCAGGACCAGCGCAGCATTATGCTCACTGAGCTTTTGTCTGAGATGCCATTAGAAATGTTCTGTCACCAATCATCTGGTAGCAGGGCAATTGTTGCTGAACTGATAGAGAGTGAGATCAATGGAAGAAACCAAGCCCCGAAAGCAAAGAGCAAAAGCACCCCCAAAGCCCACACTGCACCCACAAAAGGCTCCCAAAAAGAACTACTTCTCAACTCTAATGGAAACGCCCGAGGGAAGAGAGAAAAGGCGGCAGTGGTCAACCAAGCCTAGGAAAAACCCTGGTCGGCCCAAAGGGGTTCCAGATGGCTATCGAAAAGAAACTATTGAGCCAATGAGAGCCAAGGCTAAAAAAGACGCAAAAAGGATAACTGAGATCATGTCAGAAAAATTCAATATTGAAGATGAGTACCAAAAAGAAGCCCTGCAAACTGCAGTCGAAGTAATGCGACTTGTGGGTGAGACCCGAGAACGATTGGCAGCAGCCCGTCTGGTCCTAGACTTTACAAAGTCAAAGCCAGCATCCAAATCGGACGTTGCAATACATAAGGCCGAAGACTTCTTGGCTTCACTTTTAATCGAGGATGAGATTAGTGATGAACCAGAACAAGAAATTGAAAGCGATACGAAAACGACTACTCACTGATTTTAGCTTTTACTCAAAAGCAGCTTTAAAGATACGAACCAAGTCAGGCGACATATCCCCGCTAAAACTGAACACTGCCCAAGCCATCTTAGACAAAGCTGTAACTGCACAGGTAGCAGCCGAAGGTAAGGTCAGAGTTATTATTCTTAAAGCCCGACAACAGGGCCTGAGTACCTATACTGGCGGATACTTATACTTCAGTGTCAGCCAAAGGGCAGCCAGTAAGGCTATGGTAATTACGCACCATGCAGACTCTACCCGGGCGTTGTTTGATATGACCAAACGCTTCCATGAGCATTGTCCTGACATCTTAAAGCCTCACACAAAGTATTCCTCGAGACGGGAGATGAATTTTGACGTACTTGATTCTAGTTTTGTGGTGGCAACGGCTGGCGGCGAGAGCATTGGCCGTGGTGAAACTCTTACACATGTCCACGCTTCCGAGCTTGCATTCTGGCAAAAGAGTACTGCACTCGACAACTGGAATGGCCTTACACAGGCTGTACCAAATACGCCAGGCACTGCCATTTTTGTCGAAAGTACAGCGAACGGTATTACAGGCATCTTTCACGATCTGTGGGCTGGTGCAGTTGATGGTAGTAACGGTTTTGTGCCTGTGTTTATTCCTTGGTTTGCTGGTCCTGAGTACCGCGAACCAGTTACGCCTGAGTTTGAGCGATCTCCTGAAGAAGTTGACTTAGCTGGCAAGTATGACTTAGACGATGAACAGTTAATGTTCCGAAGGAAGAAGATCGCCCAGAACGGTCTCGACCTGTTTAATCAGGAGTACCCCTCCTCGCCCGAATCTGCATTTAGAAACACCGGTCGCCCAGTGTTCAACCCGGAGCAGCTTGTAGGCTCCTTGGCAGACACGCGAGACCTCGATCAGAGATTAGCCTGGGAAGACAAGGAGTGGCGTGACAATGCGAGGGGTGAACTGTTTACCTGGCGTAAACACGTCCCAGGCGAAAGCTACTGCATTGGCGCTGACCCGGCTATGGGCCTTCGTGACGGAGACTATAGCGTTGCTCAGGTCCTAGACTCGAAGAAACGGCAAGTAGCCTGCTTTAGAGCGCATGTTCATCCCGATTACTTTGCCGAGATACTGTATGCACTGGGTACCTACTACAACGATGCTTTAATCGCTGTGGAAAATAACTCCCACGGTATTTTGACCTGCACACGCCTCGGTAAAGACTTGGCATATCCAAACTTTTTCACAGAGGTTCAGGTAGACAAACTAACGGACCGAGAAACTATAAAACTAGGTTTTACAACCACCTCGAAAACTAAGCCATTGATTATTGACCAACTCCGCGCATCGATGCGAGAAAAGGAGATTGAGCTTAACGACAAGGTGACCGTGCGAGAGATGATGAGTTACATCGTCACTGAGTCAGGCGCAATGCAGGCTGAGGCAGGCTGCTTTGATGACTGTGTCATGAGCTTGGCAATAGCAAATCATGTTCACCAGGGAGCCTGGGAACCCGTGGAATCTAGCGACAACTACTATATTGAGATGGTATAAAAATGGCTAAAAAAGACTACAAGAAACTCGAGGACACGAACATCGTCACTCTTATCGATGATTGCATCGGTAGGTCCGTGGGGTATTCTGACAGCGAGCTAAGTACAGAGCGTAGTAAGGTCATCGACTACTACAACGGGACGCTGCCGAAGCCTATTCACGATGGTAATAGTAAGTACGTTTCTCTAGATGTTTATGATGCAGTCGAGTCGCTCCGGGCTGCTTTGCTTGAAACCTTTTCGAGCGGTAATAAGACAGTAAAGTTTGCGGCACAGAATCAAGACGATGTACTAATGGCTCAAGTATGCACGGAATACACAGACTATGTTTGCCACAGGCAGAACGACTTGTACAACATCATGAGCAGCGTGATATTTGATGGATTAGTCGCCCGCGTTGGGGTAGTTAAAGTGTTCTGGCAAGAATCTAAAGATTACGATTATGAAGACTTTGAGGACCTCACCGAAGACGAGCTCGACATGCTGTTGGCTCAAGATGATGTTGAGTTAGTAGAGGATGAGGAAGATGATCTGGGTCTTCACACAGGTACTATAAGTATTGAAATAGATACTAGCCAGGTAGTTATCGAGAATATTGCTCCAGAAGAGTTTCTAATTGAATCTCAGGCTAAGAATCTTAACGATGTTAATTTCTGCGCCCATAGGACAAAAAAGACTATCAGTGAGCTGCGACTCATGGGATACAAAGAGTCCGATATCGACAAGATAGGTGAGCATAGCGATGTTGACCTGGAGACCGATTCAGAGGTCCTCTCTCGCTTTGAAAACATAGGCAATGGACGCGGGTTCGACTCTGCCGGATATCAGGACCAAGTCAGAACGGTGATGGTCTATGAAGCTTACATAATGCTTGATGTTGAGGCTACAGGTGAAGCCGAACTTTACCGTGTTGTAAAGGCAGGTAATGTTCTACTGGAGAAATCAAAGGCGACCCGGAGACCGTTTGTAACATTCTGTCCCCTTCCTGTACCGCACACATTCTACGGTAACAACTACTCTTCAAAAGTGATTGCGACACAGAATGCACGGACAGTATTAACCCGGTCTATTCTTGACCACGCAATGATTACTAATAACCCTAGATACACTGTGCTTAAGGGCGCACTGACTAACCCTCGAGAACTTATCGATAACCGCGTAGGTGGCCTAGTCAATGTGACACGGCCTGATGCCATCTCACCGATGATGCAGGCACCTTTAAACCCCTTTATTTTCCAGACAATAGCAATGTTGGATGAGGACAAGGAGGATACGACTGGTGTCAGCAAGATTAGCCAGGGACTTAATAAAGATGCACTAAGCCAGCAAAACTCTGCAGCAATGGTTGAGCAGTTGGCCACTATGTCTCAGCAGCGCCAGAAGATAATTGCTCGTAACTTTGCGTCACAGTTTGTCAAACCACTGTTCCAAGAAGTATATCTACTGTGTGTTGAGAATGAGACTCAGGACAAGATCGTTGAGCTATCAGGTAAGTATGTAGAGGTCAATCCTCGCGCCTGGAAAGACAAGCGTGATGTCACTATTGAGATGCACCTGGGCTACGGTGAGCAGCAGAAAGAGGCTGAGAAGTATTTAAACCTACATGCAATGCTCTCTGCTGACCCAAACCTGTCTGTGATGTACCAACAGGCCAACCAGTACGAACTGGCTAAGAAGATCATGACGATGACAGGTATCAAGGATGTAGATACATACCTCACGAACCCAGAGGAGCTACCAGAGCCCCAGCCCGATCCAGCTGAAGAAATGCAGAAGCAAATGCTTCAGCAACAGATGGAACTACAAGAACGCCAGACGGCAGTTGGCGAGATGAAGCTGCAGATGGAAATGCAAATGGCTGAGATGAAGAATGAGATCGAGCGTATGAAACTCGAGAACCAACTAGCAATCGCAACTGACCAGTTAGATCACAAAGAAGACCAGTTGGATCATAAGAAAGAAATGAACATAGCGGAATTGGTCCTGGCACAACAGGCCGAAGAAATCACTGCTATTGCTTCACCAAATGGCTAAGGATAGTCAGAAACTCTAGCCCACTTCGGTGGGCTTTTTTGTGCGTGTCTTAAGGAGACAAACTACAAATGAAGACAGAAGAGCAGTTAGTAAACGAAGGGACAGCAGCTGAGGTGTTACTGCAAAGTGAAGCCTTTGACTCAGTAGTTAATGACTTGGTCGAAACGACCTTTCAGTCATTCGCTACATCTGCGCCCGGGGAAAATGATAACCGCGAAGGTGCCTATCAAAGCTACAAGGCCCTGGTCGATATCGTCAACACTTTAAAACAACGAGTCGCAGTACGCGATGATATTAATGAGAGAGCAAGCGAAAGCCGCTCAGAAGAGGAATAAGGATCATGTCAGACACTGATAACGTCCAAGCAGAACCCACTTCGGAATACCACGGTCTCGACTCTGTCGATGATGCAGTGGACGCAATTCTTGGAAATTGGGATGACCCTGATGAAGATCAGGTATCTGAACAGTCTCAAGAGGCAACAGATGATGCCACCGAGGAGACAGGTGACCAATCTGAAATAGAAGAAAGCGAAGGTGAAGAAGACGATCAAGAAAGTGAGGACCCTGAAGAAGAAAACGAAGAGTCAGAAGACAGCGAAGAAGACCAGGAAGAGCAGCTAGAGGAAGTTGATCTAGATGAAGATACTTTGGTCGAAATTACCGTTGATGGCGAAGCGAAGCAGGCATCCATAAAAGACTTGAAAAGACTCTATGGCCAAGAGCAATCTTTAACTCGAAAGTCTCAAGAGACAGCAGCCCAGAAAAAACAGGCCGAAGAGTCTCTGCAAAAATCAACAGCAACACTTCAGGCGATGATCACTCGCGCTCAAGAACGCTACAAGCCCTACGCTGATGTCGATATGCTCCTAGCGAGTAGACAGATGTCTGCCGATGACTTTGGTGCGCTCAGAGCAGAGAGTAAAGCAGCTCAGGATGAGCTTAAGTTTCTAACTGAAGAGTCAGATCAATTAGTAGGTCATGCTCGAGAACAACAGGCACAACAACAGCAAATTGCTGCTAAAGAATGTGTCAAGGTTCTCCAGGCTGAACTACCGGACTGGTCCAACTCTATGTACAACGATATCCGTCAATATGCGATATCGCGTGGACTTCCTGAAGCCGAAGTTAATCAGTTTACAGACCCGACTGTAATCATGCTTTTAAACAAAGCTAGGTTATACGACCAAAGTAAATCTGTGGCGACTAAAAAGAAATCTACAGCAGCTAAGAAAATCTTACGATCAAAGAAAGCCCCTCTCACTAAGTCTGATGTTAAGCAACAGAAGGCAAAGGCGACTCAGGAAAAACTGCGTAACAGTGCATCCCGAGGAAGTGACCTTGATGATATTGCAGCGGCAATTATGTCTGGCTGGGAATAATCATTCTAATTTATTACAGGTAATTTAACATGGCTACATTACAGACTTATACCGTTGTTGGTATGGCTGAAGACGTTTCTGCAACTATTGCAAATATCAGTCCAACTAGCACTCCGTTCCAAAGCAGCATCAAGTCAGAGAAAGTTCACGCTCGTACCTTCGAGTGGATGGAAGACTCAATTAGGGCAGCTGGCACCAATGCTTTAGTAGAAGGAGCTAACAGCTCAGACACTACAGTTGGCGAGCCTACCCTTCGCTCTAACGTCTCCCAGATCATCGGTGAGTCATTTAAGATTGCAGCAACAGTTGACGCAATTAAGACTCATGGCCGTGCGAAAGAAACTGCGTTAAATGCAAGCGTAGTATAAATCATGTGAATTCAGGGGAAGCCTAAGTCTTTTAAGATATGGTAATCCTGAGCCAAGCCCCTCCTGGGGAAGGTGCAACGACTATCCCTAACGGGAGTACACCCAAGTGGGTGGAAGCGCATGACTCTGTGTAACAAACAGTGATGATATAGTCTCGACTAATGTGAAAGCATTAGCTGCCTTGAAGTTAAAGGCGGCATAGGCCTAACGAACCTATGTGAAGATTGGCAAACGATGCACTTGCCAAAACCCTAAAAGCTATCAAGCTCGATGTAGAAAAAGCGATGGTAGGTGTGGACCAGGCAGCAGTCGCTGGCGGTGCTTCTACAGCTCGCAAGATGGCATCAGCTACCCAGATGATTTCTACTGCGCTCGATGCAGGTTCCAACGCTACTGATGCCCTTACCGAAGCCAAGCTGCTACAGCTGCACCAGACCTGCTACGAGAACGGTAGTGATCCATCGGTGCTTATGGTTAAGCCAGCAGACGCTTCAATTATCTCGGGTTTCACCACTGCTTCATCGCGTACCCGTGACTTTGGCCAGAGCAAGACCCTGACCTCCGCGATAGAAATTTTGGTCACGCCATTTGGCACGATTCGAGTTTTGATCAACAGAAATCAACTAAATACCCACGCTCTATTAGTTGATCCGAGCATGTGGAAGCAGTGTACCTTGCGTCCGTTCACTCGCACTCTGTTAGCGAAGAATGGCGATGCTGACCACCATTTTGTTGTAGGTGAAACGTCTTTGAAGCACTCATCATTTGCTAGTTGTGGAATGATTACTGGCCTGTCTTAAGGCTAGTTAAGTAGTTCTGGGGGTGCCGTTGTAGGAAGAAGGTTTTGCTCTCCTTACTTCTTTTTACTTCGGTATCCCCATTTTATTTTAAGGAGAACCCATGTCAGACCAGAAAACAGAAAGCCTAATTATTAACGATGTACATAACAAAGTTTTGCTTGATAACGATGAAAATAATTTCACGATCCAGCACACCCAGCACATCGACCAATCGTTCCTGGATAACCTTCGGGACACTAGAGAGAACTCTTTAAACCAACAAGAAGCCGAGTACATGTCAGTCGCC